GGATATAGTACACCATCAAAATATGCCGTTAAAGAGATCAATGAATGTGACTGGGATGTCTGTCCTCTTTACCGGAAGCGGGCGGACGCTATTCAGTGGTTCTACGGGCCGTTATTGTTTAAGCAGAAGGATGAGAGCAACGATGAGGTGCTTTAGTTGTAATGCGATATTATCGGACTATGAAGCCACCAGGAAGTATCCCAGCGGTGGTTATGTTGATCTGTGCAACAGATGCTACAGATCAATTAAAAACGACATTTACACCATTGACCGCCCTGACCTTGAGGGCATTTTGGACGACATCGAGATCGAAAGGGATGATGATGAATAACGAAGAAGAAGCGTACTTTTACAATACTGTGTCGGAGTTTGTTTCACTATGTGAACAATACGGCGGGGATGAAGTGTTTTATGCGCTGTTGAATGCTCTCACGCTGCGTAGTGTTCCCAGAAGATTCAACCGTCAGCGTGATCTTCTGGAAACTGTACGCGATATTGAGGGGTTTTTCTTTAATGAGGTTATGAACGGGCTGGCAGATAGGGAACAAGCTCTCTGGAGGGAATAGTGGGCGATTTCATTAAACATACTGCTTGCCCAAAGTGTGGCAGCAGTGACGCGCTGGCCGTTTATTCGGACAATTTACACTGTTTTAGTTGTGATTATCATGTCAATGGAGATTATACCGATATGATGAGTGAAATAAACATCCCTACTCTTGAATACACAGATCACCCGGAGGCTAAATATAATGCGATACCTAATAGGGGTATCAGTAGTGCTACAGCACGGTTCTACCGATGTATCAGTGATGATAAACAGCACACTTACGCATATACAAGTGCTGACGGTAAGATTATTGCGGCCAAGCACAGGGATGTCCAACATAAGCAGTTCCGCACATCGGGGGATATTAAAAACGCCGTTCTGTATGGCCAGGCGCTGTTCAGTAGCGGTGGTAGGTATGTGACCATCACCGAGGGCGAGATCGACGCTATGGCGGCATATCAGATGCTGGGTAGCAAGTACCCAGTAGTGTCGATTAAGTCTGGTGCACAGGCTGCGCTGAAGGACTGCAAAGCCAATTACGAGTGGCTAAACAGCTTTGAGAATATCGTTATCAGTTTCGATAGTGACGCGCCTGGTAAGTCTGCGGCCAAAGATGTCGCAGAATTGTTTGGATCTAAGTGCAAAATAGTAACATTAACAAAACACAAGGATGCTGGCGCTTATCTAGCTACTGGTGACGGTAAAACATATATTGAGCAGTGGTGGGCGGCTGGTAGGTATGTTCCAGATGGGATTATTAGCGGTTCTGAATTATGGGATCTTGTTAATAAACCAGTCGATAAGGCACAGGTAATGTATCCCTGGGACGGTCTCAACGATCTAACCTACGGCATCCGACAGGGTGAGTTGGTTACTGTCACCGCAGGCAGTGGCCTTGGTAAATCGCTGTTTTTGCGTGAAGTTGTCTACCATATCCTGAAGAACACCGAAGATAATATCGGATTGTTGTTTATGGAAGAGTCTGTCTATAAAACGGCTCGCTCCATCATGTCGATGGCAATTAACAAGCCACTACACCTACCGGACACAGAAGTGACTAGTGGTGAGATGCTGGAGGCTTTCAACTCTACCTTGGGCACTGATCGGCTGTATCTTTTTGACCATTTTGGCTCGATGGGTATAGATAATGTGATAAACCGTATTAAATATATGGCTAAAGCACTTGATTGCCGTTATGTTGTCCTTGACCATATCTCGATTTTGGTATCAGATCAACAAAACGGTGACGAGCGTAAATACCTTGACGAAGTCATGACCAAATTACGGGTACTGGTGCAGGAAACAGGCGTTGCTTTGTTGTGTGTCAGTCACCTGAAACGACCTGACGGCAAAGGCCACGAGGAAGGCGCCGCTACCAGCCTGGCACAGTTGCGAGGGAGCGCTAGTATTGCACAATTATCCGACATGGTTATCGGCCTGGAGAGACACGCACAAGCTGCCGATGAGGCCGAGCGCAACACGACCCATGTACGCATCCTCAAAAACAGACTGAGTGGCATGACAGGGGAGTGCTGCCACTTGCTTTATGACAAGGCTACTGGTAGGATGTCAGAGGTCAGGGAGATTTTGTAATGCAAGGCAACAGCAGTTATGAGCGCTTCAAGGATCGAAAACCAACACCCAAGAAAATGAAGCCTCTCATTAGAAAACCGAAGAAGCAAGGACATCATCATGCAGAAAAAAATCTGCTACCTTGACATTGAAACAAACACGCAGCACAACCGTATCTGGTGTTGCTGCACTTTGATTGAGGGTGAAAATGAAGTCAAAGTATGGACAAGTCCTGATGAGTTCCTGCAATTTATTGTTGGAGTTGATATTGTTGTCGCTCATAATGGCATCGGTTTTGATTTTCCTGTGCTTGCTGATTGTTGGGGATATTCTAAGGAAATGCGTCAACATATCGATACTCTTGTTCTATCGCGTCTCGCTAATCCTATCAGGGAACAAGGGCACTCACTAAAATCCTGGGGCATCAAACTTGGCCTGCATAAGGGCGACTTCACCGATTTTGATGGTGGTCTCACGCAGGAAATGATCGACTACTGTAAGCAGGATGTATTGGTTCTACAGCGTGTTTATAAGACTGTTACGCGGGAGCTTGAGGGGTTTAGCCAAGCGTCTGTTGATTTAGAGATGAGAGTATCCGAGATTATAGAAAAACAGATCAGTAACGGTTTTTTAGTGGATGTTAAAATGCTGATGCTGTTCATTAGTGACCTGGAAAGTCTGCTTGATACTCTCAGGGCAGATCTACAGAACACCTTCAGCCCTAATATCATCCAGTTAAAAACAAAACAGCGTATTGTTCCGTTTAATCCAGGAAGCCGTAGGCAGATTGCCGACAGACTTGTTAGTCTTGGCTGGAAGCCTGGGAAGTTCACCGAGACAGGGAAGCCGGTCGTTGATGAAGTTGTACTGAGTGGGGTAAACATACCGGAAGCTCAGAAGATTGCGAACTTTCTGCTAGTACAGAAAAGGCTGGCGCAGGCTAAATCCTGGATGGAGGCACTGTCGGATGATGACCGCGTGCATGGCAAGGTAATAACGATTGGGGCTGTAACGACAAGGATGACACACAGCAACCCAAATATGGCACAGGTACCTGCTGCACGCAGTCCGTATGGCACCACTTGTCGATCTATCTGGACAACACCCAAAGGATTTAGGCTGGTTGGTGCTGACCTTAGTGGTATCGAGTTGCGCTGTTTTGCTCACTATCTTAATGATACTGGCTATATCAACGAGATAGTCAATGGGGATGTTCATACACGCAATCAGATGTTGTTTGGCGTTGCCACTAGGGATTTAGCCAAGACAGTGCTGTACGCGGGGCTATATGGGGCGAGTCCTACAAAGCTCGCAGAAATCATAGGTGGTAGCAGGAAGGACGGGGGTAGGTTAAGGGAAGGCTTCAATAAGATCCCAGGCTACACTAATCTTGTTGGCAAGATCGACAGGATGGCATCAGCGGGTTGGCTACCGGGGCTTGATGGCCGTAGGTTGATGATCCGGTCGTCCCATGCCGCCTTAAACACGCTGTTGCAGGGTGCTGGGGCAATTATTTTCAAGCAGTGGCTGGTTTTGATTGAAGAGGTGTTGACAGGGGCTAACATTCGTTATAAGATAGTAGCGAGTGTTCACGACGAGGTTCAACTTGAAGTTGAGGAGGAGCGAGCAGATGAAGCTGGAAGATTAGTCGTAAAGGCGGCAGAAGATGCCGGGGTTTTGTTGGGCTTCCGCTGTCCTGTGGCTGCGGAGTATAAAGTTGGTAAAAACTGGTTTGATACACATTAACCTCTTTTGGAGATAATTAAGATGGATAAGATTAAGATCAATGCGACCCTTGAGTGGGCATTTTTGAACAAACCTAACGAGATGTCGGGCAAGTATCAGGTGGATCTGTGCAACCTGTCAAAAAACGCTGTACAGGCTCTCGAGGAGATGGGCATCACCGTTCAGTACCATGAGGATAAACCCAATAAGGGTTATTATATTACTTGCAAGTCGAACAACCCTATCAAGGCGTTTGACGACACTGGTTTACCCTTGGATGCAGAAATTATGATTGGTAATGGCTCTAAAGCCACCTGTGTCGTGGGTTTTTACGAGTGGACTTTCAAGAACAAGAAGGGTGTGTCGCCCTCACTTGGCAAGATGGTAGTCAACGAACTTGTTGTTTATAACGGGGGAAACGTTGTTGTGGTGGACTCTGACTCTTCGGATGATCCTATCGGCGATGTCCTGTAAATGATTGGAGTCCTTGACGGGGACATCCTATGCTATCGCGTGGCCGCAGCGTCTAATGATGTGAGCCTAGCGATAGCAAGGTCAAGGCTAGATACAGTTATTGAGGATTTAATTGTTTATGCTCTGGTGGACTGTACCGATTTTGAGGCTTTTTTAACAGGGGAAGGTAATTTTAGGAATGAAGTTGCAAAAACACAGCCTTACAAAGGCAATCGAAAAACACTCAAGCGGCCAGACCACCTCGAAGGATTAAAAAATCACGCAATCAGTAGTTGGGGGTTTACTGTTGTTGATGGTATCGAGGCCGATGATGCAATAGGTAAACTAGCAACGAAAGAGGAATCCATAATTGTTAGCATAGACAAAGACCTGGATATGATACCTGGAAACCACTACAATTTTGTGAAGAAGATTTTTTATTATGTCTGCCATGCGGATGCTATAAAGAACTTCTACAGACAGTTGCTTACCGGGGATAGAACCGATAACATACCAGGACTGGTCGGCATTGGCCCTAAAAAGGCTGAGAAGATTCTTGGTGATAGTGAAACTGAATTGGAGATGTATCAATCATGCTTAAAGGCTTACGATGGAAATTTGGAGTATCTAAAAGAGCAAGCAGCCCTGTTGTGGATTCAGCAGACAGGGAGGGAGCAGTGGAAACCGCCTGTGGTTTAAAGTGTCATCGTCCGCCCTTGGTATATGTCAAGTGGCTTGACGCTGTTGCCCGTGCTGACTGGCATGAACCTGACCCTGAAGCAGCATTGTGTGAGACAATGGGCTTCCTGGTAGCGGAGACAGGCGATGTTGTTGAGGTCGCCAGTACCATAGGTGAGGACGGCTCTTGTAATGCTTCCATCATCATCCCTACTGGCATGATTGTGTATATGTCAGAAGGTCAGTTAGATACCGAGAGCGTTCACTGATGTACAGCATGACGATCATTTTACTTGCTGTTGTGGCCGACATTGCTTTGGTAATCAATATAATTCATCATTGGTGATATATGTTCAGGTCAAAACTGGAAGAACGATTAGGAAAAGGTAAGTTGAGGAATATGGCGCATGAGCCATTTAAGTTGGCATACACCCAGACCAAGTATTACCTGCCTGATTTTGTTAACACGGATAAACATATCTTGTTTGAGGTTAAGGGCTACTTTAGAACATCGACCGAGTGTCGTAAGTACATTGATGTTAAACTAGCCAACCCTGAGTGGGATATTGTGTTTGTGTTCAGCGATCCGAACAAGCCCTTACCCTGGGCCAAGAAAAGATCCAGTGACGGTTTGAGAATGACGCATGGTGAGTGGGCCGCTATGCATGGTTTCAGTTTTTGTACCGAGAACAGCATCAGGAAGGAATGGCTATGACCTACAGTGTTTCCACTTTATGGGTACTGTTTTTCTGTGGCAACCTTAGCGGAGAAGTGCCTACAGAATGCGTCAATATAGCTTTTTCTGACAAGGAAAGCTGCGTGGCATTTGCTAAAGATAACGGCGTTCCTGTTGAGGAATGCACACTGAAGCGATTTAAGAAGAAGAAGAAGCGTGCTTATGTAAGCAACTGATTTTGTGTCTCAACTCTGCTAAATGTACTTTATAGAGGGCATATATGATTAACAAGTTGCATCCACAATATGATAATCTGTCGATTGAACAAGTAGAAGCCATCACTTCGTTACACCATGGTAGGCAAATTGTTGTAGAGACAGCGGCACTAAATGCTGATATTGCCAAAACACTTTACCCACTGTGGTATCAGTTTGAGAAAACACTTCAGGAACTATGGAAATTTCCAAATGAAGACGCATTTATTAGATTCTGGAGATACCCATACTGTACCTGCCCTAAGCTAGACAATGATGATGCATACCCAACTGGATTCTATACAACCAACGGTGATTGTCCCATTCATGGATGAGAACGAAGCCTTTCTGACCCAGCAGCTCATCACCTATATTGGGAACAAACGATCCCTTCTCGACTTCATAGGGAAGGGAGTCGACCTTGTCCGCCAGCGACTTGGCAAGGATCGGATTCGATGTCTCGACGTCTTCGCGGGTAGTGGAGTTGTTTCACGTTACCTAAAGAGGTATTCATCTTTACTAATTGCAAATGACATAGAGAACTACTCAAGAGTAATTGGCGACTGTTACTTGTCCAACAAGTCTGATGTGCCACTAGAGAAGATCAAAGAGATCAACGCTGAGATGCGGCATCACCTTTCGATTAACGAGAACCTGCGACACGGATTCATTCGAGAACTCTACTCACCGAAAGATATGAAGAACATTAGGCCTGGTGAGCGATGCTTCTATACACCAAGGAACGCCGCATACCTTGACACCGCTCGGCAGCTAATTGAGACAGTGCCCTCTGAACTCCAAAAGTTCTTCCTCGCACCGCTTCTTTCCCAGGCCTCCGTCCATGTAAACACGTCGGGGGTTTTCAAGGGATTCTACAAAAATACAGAAACTGGGCTCGGACAATTTGGTGGCAACAACAAAGATGCCTTGGTACGGATTCTAGGAGACATTGAACTGAGGCTTCCTGTATTCAGCAATTTTGAGTGCGATGTTCAAGTGCATCGCGGCAACGCGAATGAAATCGTCGAATACCTCGAAGAGGTTGACGTCGCCTATATGGATCCTCCTTACAACCAGCACCCTTACGGATCGAACTACTTCATGTTGAATCTGCTCGTTGACTACATCCGACCAACAGAGATCAGCAATGTCTCAGGCATTCCGGAGGATTGGTACCGATCAGCATACAACAAGAAACAACAGGCCCACGACGCAATGTCTGATCTTGTCCGCAAGGTAAATGCCAAGTACCTCCTGATCTCGTTCAATTCAGAAGGTTTCATCTCGCTAGAATCAATGATAAAGATCCTCGAAGCGGTTGGAAAGGTTGAAGTCCTCGAAACAAAATACAACACATTTAGAGGAAGCCGAAACCTCAATGATCGGGATATTCACGTCAAAGAATACCTTTATCTCGTGGAGAAGATATAATGAGCAAAAAGGAAGATCTGAGAAACCAGTCCAAACTCAAGGAGAAAAATACATGAGCTGCGACAAGTGGGACTCATGGCGCAGGCAGAAGAGCACCCCGTGGCAGGAGGATGAACACATCCGCGACTTCCTGCCGCCGTGGGAACGGAGGCGGAAGTGAGAGTCTTGGTTGCGTGCGAGTATAGCGGCAGGGTGCGCGACGCATTCGCCGCGAAAGGGCATGACGCATGGAGTTGTGATCTGCTCAAGACAGAGCAGCTAGGCCAGCACTATCAGGGCGATGTGCGCGACATCCTGTCGCAGGGCTGGGACTTGATGATCTGCCACCCACCTTGCACGCACCTCGCTGTAAGCGGCGCACGGCATTTCGCACGGAAGGTCGCCAGCGGGGAGCAACAAGAGGCTCTGGATTTTGTGCGGCTGCTGCTGGATGCGCCGATCCCTAGGATTTGTTTGGAAAACCCGGTGTCGATCATCTCAACCAGGATTCGCAAGCCGGATCAAATCATCCAACCGTGGCAATTCGGGCACGGCGAGACAAAAGCAACATGCCTGTGGCTTAAAGGGCTTCCGAAGTTGACACCGACAAACATTGTGGATGGTCGGGACGATCGCATCCATAAAATGCCGCCAAGCCCGGACAGGTGGAAAAACAGGAGCAGGACATATGAGGGCATCGCAAGCGCGATGGCAGATCAATGGGGGCGGAAATGAGCGAAGCGGAAAAAGTATTGGTCCATGCGATCAGTCAGCAGGTTGGCGCACCGTGGAAGGGTGATGACAGTTGCCCAATAAGGCTCGGTGCAAACAGGGTGCTGCATACCATTGCATCGTGGGAGCGTGCGGGCGGCATGAAGTTGTCCGACATTGCCAAGCGGACTGGCTTGAGTAAGCCCCGGCTGGACGCTGCGATGCTCACTCTGAAAGAGAGCGGGCTTATTGACCGCGCACCGGCGGGC